TGCGATTACTTGGCTGATTCAAAAGAGTCTACCTTTGTCAGTCGCTGGTGGTCGGCGGAGACCTTTACTCCTGATGGTTTGATCAATGGTGAGAGCCTTTGGGAAGACATCAAGAAGCCACGCCAGAAGCCTGACGCACACTGGCCCTACGCCACCCTTGATGAGATGCTGTGCGGCCTGCGTAAGCGTGAGCTTGTAACTGTTGCTGCGGGTACAGGGCAAGGTAAGAGCACGTTCCTTCGACAGATCATTCACCATTTGCTGATGACAACGGATGACAAAATCGGCTGCGCTTTCCTAGAGGAATCTCCATCACGTACAGCACAAGGCATCATGTCTATCGAGGCAATGAAGGCACTGCACTTACCAACCACTGAATACACAGAAGAAGAACTGCGTAATGCTTTTGATAAGACGATGGGCACTGGGCGTGTGACAATGTTCAGTCACTTCGGAAGTCTTGACATTGATAACGTCATTGCTCGTCTTCGTTGGATGGCTAAAGGTATGGGTTGTAGCTGGATCATTCTCGACCATTACCAAATGATCTTGTCTGGTATGGACACCGACGAACGTAAAGGTCTGGACATGCTACTCACCAAGCTGCGTACATTTGTTGAAGAAACAGGTGTTGGTTTGTTTGGTGTGTCACACACTCGTCGTGAGAATGGTACTAGAGGTGCAGAGAATGGTGCTGAGATGACGTTGTCTTCTCTGCGAGGCACAGCAGGTATCGCTCAACTGTCTGATGCTGTCATTGGACTACAACGTGATCAACAACATGATGATCCTAAAGTCCGTAACACTACGTGTGTCAGGCTACTCAAGTCAAGATTCACAGGTGAGACAGGACCAGCAGGGTTTTTGTTGTTCGACAAAGATGCTCAGCGCTTGATTGAGATTGACGATCCCACTGGTACAGAAGACGTGTTGTAATCTTATTGGATCATATGGTATACCTACTATGTTCAAATACTAGGAGGTATACTATGCGAACACATAAAGTATGTAACGAGTGCGGTGAGAATAAACTTGTCGAGGACTATTACGCGAGGCAGTGCAAGCACACCAAGAAAGATGGAACTATTTCGTACTACACCTATCTTAAACCAATCTGTAAAAGTTGTTGGGATAAGGAATCTAGGAAGTGGTTTAGAAAAAACTGGCTTCAACATTTAGTTCAACAAGCAAAGAACCGTGCGAAACAAAAAGGAGTTCCATTTGACATCACAATTGATGACATAGAAGTTGTGAAGCTCTGTCCGTATCTAGGTATTGAACTCAAACAGAACCTAGACGCAAAAGGCCCATCCCATAACTCACCAACAATTGACAGGATCGTTCCTGAAAAGGGATATGTTAAAGGAAACGTACAACTTATGTCTCATAAAGCAAATGCAATGAAGTACAACGCAAGCATTGATGAGCTTCTGTATTTTGCTAATAAGATAATTGAGTTGCATTCAACAGATAAAAAGGTAGAATGAACATGAACGAAGTCGAACAATTCTGGAACGCCATAGTTAAGAAGTGGCCTACACCACAACCTAGCTATCACCAGCTAGACCCAATGGAGCAGATGATGCTGGTGCAATCGATCAACATCATCCTTCAAATCTTGAACAACCGCGAAAGGAACTGACATGAAAGCAATCATTGGCCCCTATCCAGACGATGACACAAAGCGTGTTGAAACCATCCTCCTTGATCCCTACGACACATGGAACATGGACCACACCTTAGCCCTCATCATTGTGCCTATGCTCAAACAGTTGAAGGCTACGAAGCATGGCTCTCCATTGGTTGATGACGAGTATGTACCAGAACATCTTCGCTCTACAGCAGCACCTCCTGTAGAAAACGAATGGGACATTGACGACAACCATTTCAAACGATGGGACTACGTACTTGATGAAATGATTTGGGCAATGGAACAGATCGTTAACGACAATGACGAAGACCTGTTCTATGACATGTCTGAGGTAAATGAAGAAGCTAACATTATGGAGCAGGTTGAACAGATCAAGTGTGACATTGAAGGTCTTCATAAACATCACGAACGTATCGCCAACGGCACTAAGCTGTTTGGTATTTTCTTTCAAAGCCTTTGGGACTAACTATGAAAAAGACCTACGCAGAACTTGAACGTGAAGCTTACATGGCTGGCAACATAGAGTTGGCTAAGCTTTATGCTTTGCTTGATGACGCTGAGCAAGAGTTGCTTAGCCGTGAATATGGAGGCACATGATGAGTGACGGTGGTAAAGGATACACACAACGACCACGCTCCATTGCTGATGAAGAGTGGAGCAGTCGATGGGATGCCATCTTCGGTAGGGATAAGCCGGAACAACCAGAGGAACAACCCAATGATAAAGTGGCTGAACAAGACGCTGATAGAAAGTGATCATCTATGTGCTTGCTTCACTGAGAAAGAGTATTACAAGACATTGAAGTCTTTGAATATACCCATTGCAGATTGGGACAGGTGGTTGATGCAAGATGCCTTAGCCACCACCCACTACTTCACCACTCCGAAGGGCAGCAGAGTCACCATCGTTTGTATTCCTGTTAAACCTGAAGCAGACGGTATTGATGTTGCAACATTGTTGGTACATGAAGCTGTCCATGTGGTGCAGGAATACTTCAGATACATTGGTGAAGACAATCCCGGCAGTGAGATTGAAGCATACGCTATACAGAACACCAGCGCTCATCTGTTGAATGCATATCGTGATAGACTATTCCCGAAACCAAAGAAGGAAAAGAAAGATGGATTACATATGGGACATAGAAACGTACAAGACAGCGTTCACGTTCTCAGCGATCAGCGCTGATGAGTCGCATGCTGTAGCGTTTGAATGTTCACAACGAAAGAACGAAGCTGACAAGCTGTTCAGTTTCCTTGACGAACTCAAGCGTAAGAAGCACAGGATGGTGGGCTACAACAACATAGGCTTTGACTACCCTGTGTTGCATGACCTGTTGTCGGTGCGTGACAAAGCCCTCACCGTATCTGGTAAGGCTGTGGCTACACGAGTGTACAAGAAGGCGCAGTCCATCATTGCATCTGACGACAGGTTCGGTCACATCATTCGTGATAACCAATGTCATGTGCAGCAGATTGACCTGTACAAAATCATGCACTTCGACAACCCTGCAAGAGCTACATCGTTGAAGGCGCTTGAGTTCAACATGAAAGCTGACAGTATTGTTGACCTACCATACGATCCGCACAGTGACTTGACAGACGATGAAGTTGAAGTGTTGCTTGTATACAACATGCACGATGTGAAGATGACGTTGTTGTTCTACAAAGAATGCTTGTCACAGATCAATTTCCGTGAAGAGTTGTCTGTGAAATACAACCGCAACTTTCTCAACCACAACGACACCAAGATTGGTAAAGACTACTTCATCATGCGTCTTGAAGAGGACATGCCGGGTAGTTGCTATCGCATTGGTAAGAAGGGTGAGCGTCATCTGAATCAGACTAAGCGTGATGTCATCCACATCAAAGACTGTCTGTTCAATTACTACGACTTCAAGCGTCCTGAGTTTCAGCTTGTGTTGCAATGGTTTGCTGCACAGTCTTTGACAGAAACCAAAGGTGCTTTGTCGGACATTGAAGAGCATGACCTCGGTGACTTAGCAGCTTACTCTGAGATGGTGACGAAGCGTCAGAAGTGGTTCAACAAACCAAGCGATGATGTTGTTGCTGGCTTCAAAGCTTTGCATCCAATGGGGTGGGTGTCAGAGGAAGAGTTGAAGGCTAAGAAGAAGGGTGAGAAACAATACAGCTATTGGAAGAACTGGAAAGTTGCTACCAACTTGAATGTTGTTATCGGTGGCTTTCGTTTCGACTTCGGTACTGGCGGTATTCACGGGTCCATTGAGAGCACCATCGTCAGTGACAGTGACACTCATATGATTGTCGATGCTGACGTTGCATCCATGTATCCAAACATTGCCATTGCCAATCGTGTCTACCCTGAGCACTTGTCTGAGAAGTTCTGTGACATTTATCAAGACGTTTACAACCAGCGTAAGAGCTACCCCAAAGGCAGTGCTGAGAACGCCATGCTGAAGCTTGCATTGAACGGTGTATACGGTGATAGCAACAACAAGTACAGCCCCTTCTATGACCCTCAGTACACGATGTCAATCACCATCAATGGTCAGCTTAGTCTGTGCCTGTTGGCTGAGAAGCTGATGGACATTGAAGGCTTGTCCATTGTGCAGGTCAACACTGACGGTATCACTGTGAAGCTGCCTCGTAGCAAGCGTGACCAATACGACAGAGTCTGTGATGTATGGCAGAAGCAAGTTGGTTTGCAGCTTGAATATGCTGAGTATTCAAAGATGATTATTCGTGACGTGAACAACTACATTGCTGTGTACACAAACGGTAAGGTCAAACGTAAGGGTGCTTATCAGTATGAAGACTTAGGCTGGCATCAAGATCAGGGT